AAGCGAAATCTTAGGCTGCAAACAGAACAAAACAAGGAACTAGCTAAATACAGCTATGACCTAAATCTAGAACAATGGAACGCACAAAACGCGTACAACACACCACAAGCACAAATGCAACGCTATATGGAAGCAGGACTCAACCCTAACCTTATGTACGGGCAAGGATCCTCAGGAAACGCTTCCGCATCCCCTCAAATGCCAACAGTCACAGCAGGCAGACACACACCTAAAATGCCAAAAATGGACATGCTAGCCATGTTCAACAATCAACGACAGGTTGACGCATCAGTATCTAACCTAAACGCAAGGACATCATTAACAGACTTGCAGTCCTCTACCGCCCTCCAACAAGCTCCACATTATGCAAATGCAATCAGAGGGCGCACGCTCTACCTACAAAAACATACCAATCGAGCAAGAAAGACTCTTAAAACGCTATGGAGGTGCATCCCAGGCACAAGCCTATCAAATGCAAGCCAAAAAAATGGCCCTTATAGATGGCCAAATAGACCTAGCCTTAATCGACCTAGCTACTAAAAAACGAGCTTACAAATGGCAAAACGTCAACAATATAGCAGGTATAACAGGAAAAGCCGTAGGACTCGCAATAGGTGGTAAATTCACCAAAGGCGCAGCAAAACGACTAAAAGCACCCTCTAAACCTAAATTCTCTAAATACTCTTACAATGACTACAAAAACAACAGAGATATCGGTCCAAACACATCATTTTAAACTCATTAAACAGCAAAGACACTATGAACTTACGTATGACAAACACACCTATCTCACTAATAGGGATATCACAGAGAACACCGCGTTCTACAGACAGAAGCCTATCCTGCCATACAGGAAACACAATCAACTCAAGGCTCCATCATCTCCAACGCCACTCTCTCAACTCTCTTTATTCACCTAAAAACAGCTTTATGCCGCACCACGGTAGTGGGAGAAAGGCGTAAATCGGTTCCGCGGATGGACACTCTATTTCAGAGTGTACTATTCCCGAGCGGAAGATTTACATGCCGTAGGCAAAAGAAACATAAATCAAAACGCAAATCATGGACACAAAAATCAAAAACGCAGATCACGAACACACGCTTAACGACATCAAAGAAGCACTATTACCGTGGGTATTCCATCCCACTAAGATCACCATACAGATCGATGACCAGATGTATGAAATAATTAACAAGGCCTTCTATGAAGAAGCCTACAAACACAAGCAATCATGCGAAGAAGAAACAGAACCAGACGCTCCCGTAGGAGCAAAAGACGCGGACGCAGAACAAAAGGCTACACAATCTCCCGTGGAGGGATCAGGCTCTAAATAATGCCTAAATGCCTCGCTCCGCTATCACTCGCACCCCTGGCAAAAGGTCAGGGGCGCAATATCACACCATGTGGTAAATGCGAAGCATGCCTACAAACCAGGCGGCAAGACTGGACATTTCGTCTATCAGAAGAGTACAGACACGCCAAAACAGGACACTTTGTCACCCTAACTTACGCAGAAGGAAACGAACCTTACACGCCAGAAGGCTACAATGAGCTTTCTAAGGCCCATATTCAAACTTTCATGAAGAAGTTAAGGAAACATGCCGACTACGCACGAAAAGTCCTTAAATGGCCTCCTATACGCTTCTACGCAGCCGGAGAATACGGAACTATGACCGACCGGCCACACTATCACATCATCCTCTTTAACGTCCCCCCAGACACAATTAACGAAATAGAATCTATCTGGGGACTCGGATTCGTACAACTATCAATCCTAAATCATGCAAGGATTCATTACACAACCAAATACATAATACAACCAAAAGCGCAAAGCGATGAACAAGAAAAAAGACAACCACAATTCGCCCTTATGTCAAGGCGACCAGGACTCGGATCTCAATATATACACCGAGCTAAAAAATGGCACACTGACAATCTCTATCCATATGTCATTAACGAATACGGTGCAAAACAATCAATGCCCCGTTATTACAAAGACAAAATATTCTCAGCTTCAGAAAGAGAACAGATCAAAGATGAAACTTTACAGAACTCTCTTAAAGTCGATCGAAAATTCATTGAATCAACACCTTACTATTTCGAAGTAGAACAAACACGCCGTGAGGCATATATTCAAAAAGTCAAACAATCATCAAAGACAAAACAGTTATGAAAAAATTCCAATCAATCCAGGTATTCAGACCAAAACGCAATGCCTTCGACCTCTCACACGAGAAAAAACTCTCATGTAACATGGGTGACCTTATACCCTTCTACGTGGAAGAAATACTACCGGGCGACAAATTCAAAGTCAACACAGAAATAATGATGCGCTTCGCGCCAATGCTCGCCCCTATCATGCACCGTGTCAACGTGTACACCCACTACTTCTTTGTCCCCAATCGCATAGTCTGGGACAACTGGGAACAATTCATCACCGGTGGCGAGGACGGCCAGGACGAAACAGTACCGCCAACCGTTTCCCCTTCATCCTACTGGTACACATACTTCGGCAAAGGCTCTTTGGCCGACTACATGGGACTACCCTTAACACCCCAGGAAGTAGAACCAGTCAACTATCCCAATTACAACGCCCTACCCTTCCGCGGTTACACAGAAATATACAATGAATACTACCGCGACCAGAACCTAACACCCAAAATCGACTACGACAAAACAGACACAACCAATGCCCCCGACAAAATCCTAACACTCCGCAAACGAGCTTGGGAAAAGGATTATTTTACCTCATGCCTCCCCTGGAGTCAACGCGGAGGCGAAGTCGGTATACCCGTCGATTTCAACTACAAAGTACCATCATTCGCAGTCGACGCTAACGGAGTCGCTGCATTCGGAGATATAGCTTCCGATGTAGTTAACGGTATAACAGCAGGTACAACCCCCGTCTCTATTCAATCTCTCGAAGAAGAGGGCGTATCAGTATCAATCAACGAACTAAGAAAAGCAGCCAGACTTCAGGAATGGCTCGAGAAAAACGCCAGGGCAGGCGCACGCTACACGGAGCAGATCCTATCACACTTTGGAGTAAAATCCAAAGATTCCAGGCTACAACGCCCCGAGTTCCTCGGAGGTGGTAAACACCCCGTCGTTATATCAGAAGTCCTTCAAACAGGACAAACAACAGTCGACGGAGGCGAACCCCACACAAACTTCCCTCCATCACCCCAGGGTAACATGGCAGGACACGGTATAGCCATCGGCAACAACCACGGCTTCAGCCGCTCCTTCACCGAACACGGATTCATCATCGGAATCATGTCAACAATTCCCAGGACAGCATACAACCAGGGAGTAGAACGGATGTGGTCAAAAAAGACAAAATTCGACTATTACTGGCCTGAGTTCGCCCATCTCGGAGAGCAGGAAGTACTCAACAGGGAACTCTGGCAAGATCAATCACTAGCTATCGATCCATCGGGCGGATCCGAATCTATTGAGGCTAAACAGACCTTCGGCTATCAATCCAGGTACTCCGAATATAAATTCCGTCAGTCATCCATCGCGGGCGATTTCCGCGATACACTCAAATTCTGGCACATGGGTCGAGAATTCGACGCACAACCAGAACTCAACCAATCCTTCATTGAAAGTGATCCAACTTTCCGTATCTTCGCAATAACGGATGAAACTATCGATCACTTATACATACAGCTATTTAACAGAGTTCGTGCTTTGCGGCCTATGCCTTACTTTGGTACTCCAAAGTTGTAACAGGCATATAGGGGAGGCTTCGGCCTCCCCTTCTTTAAAAATCATCCACATAACACGAACACAAACAATAACAATCATGAAATACAAAACACAATCACCTTATACCTTCGACCCTTCAGAACATAGGGGAGAAAATCTAGAACCAGGATCCCTCACTATTCAAGGCGACGCCTACTCTATCAAAGAACTATTAGAAAAATACGCCAATGGCGTAATGCCGGCAATCGGCAAAACTGGGGACTTCGAAGAAGAACCCGATATCGACTCCCCAGATCCTACTCGCGCTCCGGACTTCGACCTATCAGACCTGGACACTCTCGGACGCGAAACACGAGAAACTCTCGATAAGAGAGATTTCATCGAAACAACCAGAGCTGAAAAAGCTCAAAAAGAGGCCGCTCTAAAAGAGGCCAGGGAACTCCTCAAACTCGAAAACGCAGAGAAAGAAACTGAGGAACAACCTGGCATCGAAAAATAGGCCTCGAAAAGCGTTACATAATACTTGATATATTAACGCTAATTGACACCGTCAATAACAATGCGACTTACAGACCAAAAAAATAACATATCTTTACACCATCAAAAACAACCAAAATGGGAGCATTCGTAAAAGCAGCAGCACAGACCGCAGGCAACGTAGGAACTTCTCTATGGAACAACCTATTCGCGAAGCGAAATCTTAGGCTGCAAACAGAACAAAACAAGGAACTAGCTAAATACAGCTATGACCTAAATCTAGAACAATGGAACGCACAAAACGCGTACAACACACCACAAGCACAAATGCAACGCTATATGGAAGCAGGACTCAACCCTAACCTTATGTACGGGCAAGGATCCTCAGGAAACGCTTCCGCATCCCCTCAAATGCCAACAGTCACAGCAGGCAGACACACACCTAAAATGCCAAAAATGGACATGCTAGCCATGTTCAACAATCAACGACAGGTTGACGCATCAGTATCTAACCTAAACGCAAGGACATCATTAACAGACTTGCAGTCCTCTACCGCCCT